ACCAATTCACTTTTGTACTTTGAAGTTGCTGACTGAAAAAATACTACCAATATAATGAGTATAAAAACAAGAGCATAATCAATCACATCACAGAAATATTAATTAAGACGACCAAAAATTCCATATAATGCCCCCTCTAGAAATTTAGAAAAATGATAAATTAGTTTAAATAATGAAATTTTAACATCAAATATTTACATTATGGATGATTTCAATGTTAGTTCATTACACGAATCAAAGAATGAATGGGGAGCCCGTTTGTTGACTATTTTGACGCCTTTGATAATCGAAGGGTTTAAGTCTATTTTTGAAGAATCGTATAAACTGTGCAAAGAAAATGGTGAAACAGATAAGTATTTAATGACTTTTCAAAACTTAATTACTAGAATACCAAAGTGGAATGTAAATATTATTGAAAATGAAAGAAAACGAATTATTGAAAGGAGCGGGTGTTCCTATTTAGAAGAATTAGTCACATGTATTCACATTATTCAACTAAAATTATTAACTGCTATGCGTGTTGGACAAAAACAAAAGAAGATAGATATAAACATACCAAAGCTAGATGATTTTATTCATAAGGCTTACGTAAATGTGGCAAGAAAGATTTACAAAAATGTTTACCTATTTGAATTAAATGCACCACCATTACAAGTTCAAAAGCACAACAGAGAACTAGAAATAATAGTTCAAGAATGTGTTTTGAACGCAGTAAGAGAAAGCATCCCAGTTGAAAGCATCTTAAGAGCTTATATGGACGAAACAGTAGAAGAAGATGTTGTGGAAGAAATTAAGGAACAAATTATTGAAAAACCCGACGTAAAAACCGAAAGCCAATCTATTTTTGAAGGAAAAGAAGGGGGAAATGTAGGTTTAAAATTTAATGACGTTGATTCAGTTATGGGTAAAAATGGAACAGAAGAACTAATTAATGCGCCAAAAACGATTGAAAGATTAGAGGAAATTAGCGCATTAAGAAATATACAAAGGAAGATGGAAGAGGAAGACGATGATGACAAATTAAATATATCAAATGAAGATGTATCGTTAAATGCATTAGATGTTCATATAATTAATCCTCCTGATGTTAAATTAGAACCAGATTTGTTGTTAGATGATATTGAAATTTTAGCATAAATTATCCAGTTTTAGAAAAAGTTGTAACGAAGTAAGAGAAAAACATAGTTTATATCAAGAAAATTGGAAATAAAAATTAAGGAAAACGTAGTTTTCTGATATGCGTTATTAATCATTTAGAAAACTAAAAATATATTGTAAAATGGATAATATATTTTTAGTAGCCGGAATTATATCTGTTATATTTTTTATAGCAAAATTCTTAGAAATGAGATATATTGACAAGGAACCAAAACCATTAAAGATATTAATTAGAGATGCCTTGTTAGTTTATGTAAGTGTAATTGCCGGTGATTTTATTTCAAATCAATTAAATCCGGTAATTAATGAAACAGTTGCACCTATTTCTCCATTAGCATTTACAGATAATCCGCCATTTTAACGACCAGTCCACACTTTTACAAAAGGATAGCGCACTATACCGCTTTTAACATCCCTTGTATAATCGTTGTATGTATAATTATATGCTGATTTTTTGGTTAATATATCTCCAAATAAAGATTTAAAATTTTTTAGTTTATAAAATTCTTCACAAAATAATACACCTAGAATTCGTTCTAATCCGCAACGGTCAGTTCGTGTTGTAACAACATTTACTAATTTTGTTATATTATATTTATTTTCTAATGATTCCAAGAAGTTAAGATTTATGTAACATTGTCCACCAAAGCATAAATAATGTTTATCTTTTTGCATTCCAAGAACATTTAGCTCAGAACCCATTATTGTTTTAATAATTTTTGATTTATTACTTAACACTGAGCATATTCTTAATAAATTATTTAAATGATCTTTATCATATTCGTGATGCCATAACGGTAAAACTGGTATATTTAAATGTTCAAAAGGAATTCTTTTATGAATAAATAAACTATCGTGTATAATTACAGCATTAGAAAACCATTTATATTTTAAGTAATAAATGTATGGTAAAAGCTCGCCTCGTCCAGGATATTCGGATTGTATTACAGTTAAGTTTTTGTATTGATGGTCTGCTTTAACAAATTCTGGTTTACTGTTGTCATCAATAATTATTATTTGTCTCAATGGATAAAACGTTCTTATAAGTTTAACGTTTTGGTTCCAATATCTGTTTGTAATTTCTGAGTTAACGTGTCTTGTAATGATAAAACCATATTTGTCCATATTATTATATTATTATATAATAATATTTTTTATTAATTTTTATAATAATCATCTAAATTAAAATTTTAGAAATAACACGGTAATTCATCAATATTAATTATTGGTTCCGCTTTTGGAATATTTTTATTAGGTATAATAAATTTGCAAAACTCTTTGCGTTCTAGTTGAGCTACAGGTGTATGTTTATGCACATAACGCGCTATCATTTTATATAACTTGAAATCAGGATATCTCTCAACGCCGTTATTTTTGTATAAAACATTTACACCATTATCATCAATGCACCATTCAACAATAAGTTGAACTAATGGAGAACAGTCATTAATATTCTTAATCATATCAAAATCATCAACAAGATAATCAAAAATAGAACATGCAAGCCGACACAAATCAAAGCTAAAGTTAGGGTCTAAGCGGGGCTTCTTTTCATTAAAATAAGGTTCGGTATTATATTGTGTAGCGGCATCTCCACCAGTTTGAAAACTATCACTGCAAAAAACCTTACCATTTAATTTGTATATAGCACGACCAAAATCAATGATTTTATAAATTTTACCAAAAGTAGGAACTTTGTATGTCTTTTTTTTATAAGTATAGTAGAGGAATTTTCTGTTAGTAGGAATATACATAATATTGTTAGTATGGAGGTCATTATGTGTAAAGGAAAACATTTTTTGATAAGTGATAAGAATCATAATGATTTGCATTAATGCTGAAAACCATTCATCGTCAGATAATTCATTATTCATAATCAAGTCATCTAATGTATTTTCACATTTTTCCATACATATAACTTGAACTGGAAATTTTGGAAAAGTAAGAATTAAAGTTTCTTCTTCAATATTAGTTTCACTTGATTCATCTTCCCATTTCTCATTATCATCTGCATTATCATCTGCGTTATTAAATTCAGAATTAGAACTTTTGCTAACAATACTCTCACAATGTTCATTATCTTTAGTTTCATCATCTTTAGTTTCATCGTCTTCACTTAAATCATTATCGTTTGTATGGGATGTTCTAGATGAACAAGTTGAACCGGATTTAAGAGTTTCTGATTTTTTTTGATTAGTTACATCAAAATCATTTGAATTAGTGATATCCACCAAGTCGACGCCCATTGTTTTAACATCATCAAGCGAGAGATGTTCAGAAGGAGAAATAAATGATTTATCGAAAATATTCTCAAACATAGTATCATCAATAGAATTAACAGACATAATAGACTTTAAACTGGATGAAATTTTCAAGGGTTGTAATGGTTTTTTCTCATCAGGTGTAATTAAATGCGAATAATCTTCAACTTTGAATAAAATATTTTTTTGTTTTATAAAAAATTCAGATTGGATTAGATAATCGATATCATCTATAATGTTAAGTTTATAATCATTTTTAACAGCCAAAAAAGAGCCATAATAATCGAGACCGTGAATAAATTGATGTTCGTGTAAAATTTTACTAGTTAAGAATGAGAAAAACCCATCAATAAAAGAAGAATTGTTAGGGTCGCTAATTTTTGGATGAACTTTAACAGTTTTATCAAATGATGGCATATTAAATAGTTCAGGGTCATTATGATTATATTTACCTACAACATATTTGAATGGGTCCAATAGAGGAGCCATTTTAATGAAAACTTTTTGATTAGTGGATAGGTCATCATCGTCTGAAATATTTTTAAGTTTACATGTAAAAATATGTTCTTCATCATCCTTAATCTTATTATCCTTAATATCTGCAATGGCCCAATAGTGATTTAGATTAATAGAATTCCAATTGGTATTGTTCAATGAAAAAAATCTATCGTAAATAGGAATATAATTTTGAACATTCATTAGATTAATATTTTTGTTAGTTTGGAACTTAGTGAACAGATTGTTGTTCTTTCTTTTCTGGTAGTTTACAGAAATTGTCATTAGCTAATTAAAATATAAATTATAATTATATTTAACTTATTATTTTTACAAAGCTATAAATAATCCTTAATATTTTAGGAAAGGGCAATATTTACGTTTAAACTAATTATAATATTTTTATATGTAGTATAATAAAATGAATCTAGAATTAAAAAGATTTGATATGAAAAACATTAGTTTTAAACCAAATGAGTCTAAAGGTCCAGTAATTGTATTAATTGGTCGTCGTGACACAGGTAAATCGTATTTAGTAAGAGATTTACTATATTATCATCAGGACATTCCTATCGGAACCGTTATTTCCGGAACAGAAGAAGGTAACGGTTTTTATGGCAAGTTGGTGCCAAAATTGTTTATACATAATGAATATAATACTGCAATTATTGAAAACATCTTAAAGCGACAACGTGGTGTATTAAAGCAAATAAAAAAAGAAATGGAACAATTTAAACGTAGCACTATTGACCCTAGAACATTCGTAATTTTAGATGATTGTTTATACGACAATACGTGGGCGCGTGATAAGATGATGCGACTTCTATTTATGAATGGACGTCATTGGAAGGTCATGTTAGTCATCACAATGCAATATCCTTTAGGTGTCCCTCCAACGCTTAGAACTAACATTGATTACGTCTTCATTTTAAGAGAACCTTATATCGCAAATAGAAAGCGTATTTATGAAAATTATGCGGGTATGTTTCCGACATTTGAATCATTTTGTCAGGTGATGGACCAATGCACTGAAAATTATGAGTGTCTAGTGATAAATAACAACTCAAAGTCAAACAAATTACAGGACCAGGTATTTTGGTATAAAGCGGATTCACATAATGATTTCAGATTAGGTTCAAAAGAGTTCTGGGAATTATCAAAACAAATAAATGATGACGACGATGAGGAGCAATACGACCCTAATAACGTGAAGAAACGTGGTCAGGGACCAAAAATAGCAGTTAAAAAGAGCAAATGGTAGAACCGCTTATTATAAAACCGCTTTCAAAATATATAAACGGTTATAACTACTTAAAGAGTATCCTACTATACTATTTATAATAAGATGCAAGAACTAAATATTGTAGAATTCATAGAGAAAAATCCGATCTCTAAACTGTCAAAGGCTTATAATAACAAATTAATAAATAAAATTAAGGATAATTTTACTGGTTTTGAACAACAATTATTTGTAAGTAGTTTTTATTGCTACTTAAATTATGATAAAAATATAGATTTTGTAGTTGATTTAGATGATATATGGAAATGGTTAGGATTTTCTACTAAACAAAATTCTGAAAGAGTGTTAGAAAAACATTTTAAACTCGATATAGATTACAAAACCGCTTATCAATTTGGAACAGCGGGTTTTGAAGAATTTAAATTGAACAAACAAAATGGTGGACAAAACATTAAAAAAATTTTATTAACAATAAAATGTTTCAAATCACTATGTTTGAAAGCTCAAACCAAAAAGGCATCAGAAATCCACGAATATTATATGAAAATGGAAGACGTTTTACATCAAATTGTAGAAGAAGAAACTGATGAATTAAGACTTCAATTGGAGCAAAAAGAAAATATTATTTTGGAAATAAAACAAAGTTC